AAGATGCTCGCCGAGTCGGACCTTAGCGGTAACAACGCGCTCACGCAGCTCTTCCAAGCGCTGCGCGGCGCTGGGGTGACCTAAGTGAACGAGAAGTGGTATCGGCGGGAGTTTCTTCGACAGTTCCCCAAGGNTCTCCAAGATGACCTCCGACANGTGATGTCCACCCCCCNTGGGCGAAAGTTCATGTATCGGCTCATCTATGAGAGAATTGGGGACTTCGGCTGTGGACTGCTCGACAAGTCATACACCGGCCACGCAAACGAGACGGCGTTCAATGAGGGGCGCAGACTCGTTGGCCGTGAGCTTCACGTTCTGCTACAGATGGTGACACCGAGCGAGTACACGGCTATGATGGCAGAAGTGCTCCAGGAAGGCTTGGAGCGAAGAGGAGCTGAAGACGATGGATAACCAGGAAGCGGCCACCAATCCTGTTGTGGAGGGCATGTCCCCTCCGCAGGACCAGGCGTCGCTGGCGCCGTCCCAACCACAGGCGCAGAACACCGATAACCTGCCGGGAATTCTCGGCGGTGGCGGTGAAACCAAGCCGTCCGACACGGTCGGCGACACCACGTCGGACACCACGTCGGACACCCAGGAGGACCTCAAAATCGAGTTCCCCGAGGGTGCAAACCCGGAGTTGGTCGAAGCCTTCAAGAGCGCCGCCAAGGAGATCGCCCTCGACAGCGCAAAGGCGCAGAAGATCGTGGATGCGTTTATCCAGGCGGAGAAGAAGGTCGCAGACGCTCTCCAGTCCGAGTGGTTGGAGACGCACAGAAGGTGGGAGAAGGAGATCCGTGAGGACCCGGAGTTCGGCGGTCCGAGGTTCGAGCGTAACGTGAACCTCGCCAACCGAGCGTTGGAGCAGTTCGGTGGACAGGAGCTTATTGACTTCCTCCGGGAGGCTCGGCTCACTAACTGTCCTCCACTGGTTCGCGCGTTCATGCGGGTCGGGCAGGCGCTCGCGCCGGACAGCCTCGCCGGGGCGCACGGGGCTCCAAACTCTCCCGACGCATCCAAGGATCCGTTCGACGCATGGCTTGAAAAGACCATGCCGAACAACACTTTGCAGGAGGAACCATTCTAAATGGCAACGCTGAATACCAGGGGGATGCTCACGCTCTCCGANCACGCNAAGCTCAAGGCGCCGGATGGGAGCATCGTCCCCTACGTAGTGGATCTGATGGCGAAGAAGTCCCCGGCGATCCGGGACGCGGTCTGGCGGGAGGGCAACCTCACCAACGGACATCGCATCGTGGCGCGCACGGGGTTGCCCTCGGCCGAGTTCCGTCGGTACAACGAGGGTTTCTCCATGTCGAAGGGTCGCTACGACCAGTTCGACGAGACGGTAGGCATGCTTGCCACCCGCACGGCGGTGGACAAGGACCTCGCCGAGCTGGATGGGGTCAACGAGGCGCTCCGTCGTGAGTCGGAGGGCGTCGTCCAGGCGTTTACGCAGGGCTGCGAGGTGGGGCTGTGGTACGAGACCACGGCGACCGGGGCCCACAAGTTCACCGGCCTCACTCCTCGCTTCAACGACCTGAACTCGGAGGTGTCGAGTCAGATCATCCTCCACACCCAGACGCCCAGCGGGAACAACAACACCAGCATGTGGTTCGTCGTGTGGGGGGACCGCACGGTCTACGGGATCTACCCGAAGGGCTCGCAGGCAGGACTCGTCGCCCACAACCGCGGGATCATCGACGTCCCCGACCAGTTCGGTAAGCCGATTCCGAGCTACGTCATCGACTGGCGGTGGAAGCTGGGCTTTGCGGTCGAGGACTACCGCTACCTCGTGCGGATTGCGAACATCGACCTCTCCACTCTCTCGGGGGCGGACGATACCCTGATCCCCGCCATGATCCGTGGCTACGCTCGTTTGCAGGATACGACCTNGGGGCGGCCCGTGATCTACTGCAACCGAGAGGTGTGGACGTATCTGTGGCTTCAGGCCAGGACCTACGCCAAGGCGCAGATTATGGTGGGTGAGGAGGAGGGTCGTCCGAAGATGCGGTTCATGGGCATCCCCATCGAAATCTCGGACGGTCTTTCCGCCACCGAGGCGCCCCTTACCTAAAGGAGAAAAGCCATGTTGATGGATGCCGAGAACATGTTCTCCACCGGGCAGGCAATCACCGGGACGGCCAAGTCTACCAACGTCATTCAGTTCGTGAAGCCGGGCGAATTCCGCATCGGCGACCGGACGGTGACGTCGCGCATTCCTATCCCGGCCCACTACCGGGACCTGGGGCGCGGAGAGAAGATCCAGCTCCACATTCAGGTGGTCGAGGACTTCGTGGGCGGAACCTCGGTCCAAGTCCAGCTCATCACCGCCGACGATGCGGAATTGAGCGTAAACCCTGTCACCCTCGCTACCACGGCGGCGGTGCCGGTGGCCCAGCTCAAGGCCGGCTACACGTTCACCATCGAGTCGATCCCCATCGGCGCCACCAAGCAGTTCCTCGGGCTGAACTACGTGGTGTCCGGCACTCCCACCCAGGGTAAGATCGACGCTGGTATCGTCGCTTCGCGGCAGACGAGCTTGTGATGACACGGGCCGCCCTCTCTTCCGGGGGCGGCCCGCTTCGGAGGAATCATGAGAAAGCGGTATAGAATCGGTCGTATGCCCCACTTCGGTCCCGCGGGTTACCTGCTCCGCGAAGGAGACTTCGTGGACATCCCCGCCTCCCAAGAGCCAGCTCCGGGCTGGACGTTCATTGGAGACGTGGACGAGACTGGGAAGCTCATCGGGGCGGAGGACAAGAAGTACGACGTGTCCGAGGACAAGGTCGCCGATGGAGCCGATGACGCCGAGGGCGCCGACGAGACCTTGAAGGTCGGAGGCGTCGTACTGAGGAAGGGTGGTCGAGCGGCCGACAGGAAGATCTGATGGCAACTTCTGCGGTGGAGCTGTGCAACATAGCTCTGGCACGGGCCGGGGTGAGTAAGGTTCTCACCTCCATGGCGGAGGCGAGTACGGAGGCCGGGATGTGCCGTGTCCTCTACCCCACCGCTCTCGAAGCCGTCCTCTCCATGGCCCCCTGGCCCTTCGCTACGAAGCGCGCCGTCTTGGCCCCGCTCGCTGGCGGCGGCCGGGGCGGCTACGCCTTCGCCTACGCGCTGCCCCCGGACTGCATCACTGTGCAGGAGGTCTTCGCTGGCAGGCGGCTCCGCGAGGACCAGAAGGTGCCTTTCCGCGTCGAGAACGAGGGGGACACGCGGGTCCCCCTCACCGACCAGGAGGACGCGGAGATCATCTACACTGCGCGCGTCGAGTCCCCGACGCTGTTTCACCCGTTGTTCGTCGATGCGCTTGCGTGGAAGCTCGCCGGTGACCTGGCGATCTCCCTCGCCAAGGATGACGATGCCGCCACCCGCTTCGCTAACAGGGCTAACAACCGCTTTCTCCAGATCATCGAATGGGCGAAGGCCCAAGCGGTGGGCGAGCAGCGTCTCGACAAGGAGCCGGAGAGCATCTTCCTCACNGNACGGGCGTTCTGATGGCTGAGCTTCGGCAGACGAGCTTCGCGGCGGGTGAACTCTCTCCCACGCTGTGGGGCCGCACCGACCTCCCCCAGTACGATCACGGGCTCCGCCGCTGCTACAACTTCGTCATTGACCAGCACGGCGCCGCCGTGTTTCGACCGGGACTTCGGTACGTCGCGACTTGTGCCGACGGCACGAACGTGAAGCTGTTTGCGTTGAACGTCTCGGAGGACGAATCGTACCTCCTAGTCTTCACCGCGAACACCGTCCGCATTCACCCAAGAGGCGGCCCTTCCTTCACGCAGCTCAGCACCCCGTACCTGAACGCCGACGTGCCCAAGCTGCGCTTCCAGCAACTCGGACGCGGTGTGCTCGTGTTCTGCCCCGGGAGGCGGATCCAGGAGATTCGCGGCTCTGAGTTGTCGTGGTCGATCAGGACTTTCCACACTGACCCACAGCTTTCTTCGCACCCGAAGCTATATCCGGTGTGGGGGTTCTTCCAAAGTGGGGTGGATGGACATGCCGAGACGAGGGCGGGCTACTACATCTACGCCTTCACCACCGTCCTCTACCACGTCGCGAGCCAAACCTACGTCGAGACCAAGCCAGAGTACGTGGTCCACCAGGGGTGGGGCGTGGAGTCCAGCAGTCACCGCGCGACACGGGAGGAGAACGGGGACCTGAAGTGGCCCAATGGAAATCCGTGGCTCGGAATAGGGAACCGGATCCCATATAGCGACGTGGAGAAGTTCCCGATTAGGCACGTCTACATCCCGCAATTCCCGGGCTACACCACGCCCTCCGGGTATGAGCACCACTCTATCCGTATTTACCGCGCGGTGCCGGGGTCGGAGTTCGACGACCACAATAGCGTTTGGGGTCTCGTAGGAGAGTCCAAGCAAGACCCACGGAGCGGCCACGTCAAGATTGAGTTCAACCACTTCAGTGACGCCGACTACACCGTCCCACCCCGACAGATTCGCGGCGGGCTGTGGGACATCCTCACCTGGCGTCGTGGGGCGCTCATTGGCGACGACTCTGTGCAGCACAACCCCACGGTCGGAGCGATACACGACCAGCGCCTCGTTTTCGCCGCCTCCGAGACAGCGCCGGATAAGATCTGGTTCTCACAGGTCAACTCCTTCGACAACTTCGACCTGTATCCGATACCGGCGCCCCACCACGCCCTCACGGCGGTGCTCGGCGGCGACACGCTAGAGAAGATCGTCGCGCTCGTCTCCCACCACAAGCTCCTGGTCTTCACCGACACGAACCTGTGGGCGTTAGACGGTGGGGACGGCGGTCCAATCGCCACGGGGAACCTCGTGGCGAGGATCTACGCCGAGGTGGGCGCTGCGCCGATCCAGCCCCTCGTGCTGGGGTCCGAGGTGTTCTTCGTTGCGGCAGACCGGCAGCGCATCTTCCGGGCGGTATATGATGGGCGTGCCCGGGTCTACGAGACGGAGGAGGTGTCCATCCCCTCCGCGCACCTTTTCCGCCTGGTTGGCCGCTCAGGACTGATCCGGTCCTGGACGCTTTCCCGCGATCCTTCGGCAACCGTGTGGGTGGCGCGCGAAGACGGGAAGTTCGTCTCGCTCACCTACACCCCGGCCACAGGTGTGATGGCCTTCGCCCAGCACGAGACGGGGCGCAGTGACGACCAGTCCGACCAGATCCTCGACTTCGCCACCCTGCGCGTGGACGGTGAAGAGCTGGTGTACGCCGTGGTGCGGCGGCGCGTGGGTGGTACGAGGACGAAATACCTAGAGCGGCTAGACGCGACCTACTATCTCGACGGGTACAAGAGCTACGTCTTTACCATCCCAGTGGATCGAATCATCACCCTTACCGACCTTGACCATCTCAATGGTCGGTGGGTTAACGTGGTCGCCAAAGTGGACCATCTCCCCGCGCGGGCGGTGGATGATAGCTGGGCGGCGGCGGTTCGCCGGGTGGTCCTGGGACCGTTCCTCGTCGAGAACGGCAAGGTGACGTTTACTCTGCCCACCCTTCCCGGCGAGGATCCAGATGGGTTAGCGACGGTGGTGGAGCTCGCGGTGGGACTTCCCTACGTCGGTGAGCTGGAGCTTCTGGACGCCCCCGTGGAGAAGCTCCGGGTGAAGACCGTATCTAAGGTCGGCTGGGAGGTCGTGGGATCTCGGGGCCTGCTCACCGGCGAGGACTTCGACCACCTCACCGAGTGGATCCAAACCACGGTGGCCGATGTTTACGGCCCTGGGCCCTTCACCGGCCTCGCCGAGGTCTACATCTCCTCCTCGTGGAACAAGCATGGGCGGGCCGTTCTCCGCCAGCCTCTTCCGCTCCCGCTCACCGTCGTCGGGGTCACGCGGGAGGGGAAACTTGGCGGTTAACGTCATCCGGGCGGACCCGTCCCACATCCCCGCCCTCGCCGCCGCCATGCGCGCCGAGGACGTGGCCGAGTGCTACGCCTACGGTCGGTCTCCTGCCCAGGCCTTGGAGGAGTCGCTCGCCCGCGCCACCTACGCCTACACCGCGATCGCCGACGGCGAGCCCATCGCCATGTGGGGTGTTCGCGAGGTGGGTCTCCTCGGCGGCGAGGCCGTCGTGTGGTGCCTCACCGGTGAGGGCATTTGGAGACACAAGAAGACGTTCCTTCGCGGGAGCAGGGCGTTTGCCGAGTACCTGCGGAAGCGGTACTCTACAGTGTGGAACCTAGTTGACTCACGGTACACTAGGGCGATACGTTGGTTGAAGTGGATGGGTTTTTCGATACATGGTAAGGTGATGGTAGGCGACGTGCCTTTCTACCTTGCCGTGCTTCGGAGAGAGACATGATTTTCGCTCTCCTTGCTGCGGGTCTCAATATCGCTGGCGGAATCCTAGGTGGTGTGGGTCAGCGACGGGAACTTGGCGAGGCTGCGGAGCTTCGCAAGACCGAGGCGCAGCTCGCCCAGATCGCAGCCATGGATGCTTTCCGCCGTGGCTCCATCGAGGCCAGTATGGTGCGCCGGGANACCGCCAACATCCTGTCTCAGCAGACACTCCTCGCAGGTGCCTCGGGGCTTGACATCCAGGGGTCTTCGGCCATCACGGGGGCTGGGTTTATGACCCGTTTCTTTGGTGAGCTGGACGCCGCCACGGTCGAGGAGAACGCCATCCGTGAGGCGATGGGGCTGCTCGACCAGTCGGACGTGCTGCTCCGGCA